TTATCAAAGATTTATATGTTAACTATTGATCAACTAGACGGTTTCATTACACACCTTTTTTCAAGGGCAAAGAAAATGGGGGATCTTCCTGACGGTTGGGGGGCAGATTGGAGTGAAAAAGAAAGTGGTGTATACTACTTTCCAATAAAAAATCGTAACGCGCCATCACAGTGGGAAAAACCTACTGCAGCGGCAGCAGGTGGTCGGCGTAGACGTGGTCGCAAAACCACAGGTCGCTCACGCAAAACCACAGGTCGCTCACGCAAAACCACAGGTCGCTCACGCAAAACCACAGGTCGCTCACGCAAAACCCGTGGTCACAAGAAGCACTAAAATATGCATCGTAAAGTCCTATAAATTGTGTGCAATCCTTGCAGACAATTTATATTTGTTCCAATATATTAGATAAATGCCAACCCATAAATCTAGAAGGCGCCCACAAAAGTCTTTGAAGGCGAAGCAGAAAAGGACCCGAAAACAGCGCGGGTCTGGTGTGATTACTACTGCCTCACCTATGTCGATACAAGCATCTGTGTACGGGAACTTAAAAGGCCTTCGAGAGTATTTAAATAATAATAAAGAACCAGATGATATTACGTCTGTTTTGAATGAAAGGCATAATTATAATAAAAATGCGCTCAATATGGTATTTTTAGAACCAAATCAAACTAAGTATATAACATTCGGTATATTTGGTAGGACTACACGCGCCTGCCGTTCATTACATGCTGTAAACTGGCTTATTGTTTATGAGTTAGTAAAATATGGGTTTGATCCACACTATAAAGATGATTACATGAAAGAGACACCCTTTGAAACCATGCAAAGGTGCTATAAAGGTATAACTCGAGAGATCCTAGAAGAGTCTTTGAAACCTTTTTATTTGCTAGAAGATGAGAAAGGGGTAATTTTAAATGCGTTTTTCCCCCAAGGTTCTTCTGCAGGCTCGTCGTCTATTGGAACACCGCCTCCTAGTCCACGGGCCTAGGCTCAAAACCCACTCACCAACAACAATTCCATGTCCAAGTGGTTTCAGCGTTAGACAGTTTAATCCACTCCTGAATCGTATATTGTGACCCCATCGACAAGTTACATCTCACACAAATTGGGCGCAAATTTCCGATTTCCGTAGAGCCACCCCTCGACTCCGGTATATCATGTCCCACATGAAAATCAAATACGGTCATGATATTTTTGCACCACGGAATAAGACACTTGCGCTCATATTTCTTCCCAACATACTGCAACCAGACCTGTTCTCTCAGGGCTTTCGGTATCGTTATTTTTACACTGTGACTCGGTGGCTCGACAGAACTTGATCGTGGCATTCCTATAGATACTTAGCACTAGCGGTCTAAATGGCTTGTCGGGAAAGTATGCGGTCCACCTAAGAACATAATTCCTAAGAAAACCAATGGACTTCCTACCCGGCATGAATGAGTGCGCCAAAGGACCCTCTGATTTCTGCCGCAGCCTTTCGCAATCCCTGACACCCATACAAGAGAGAAAGGTCATCCTTCTCGCCACGGCCACGATCCACGACGAATCCCTCTTTGTAAATGGCCTTTTTCAGAATGTATACATTCTCTATAAACTCTTTGATGCCATGGGCTACACGCCTATTCTCGTCGTCAATGACAAACCGAAGGATCTCCAGAAAGTCCCTTCTATTCTCCGGCACGTTCGCATGCTCGTCGTTGAGGATATCGTGCGGTCCCCTATGCCCATCCATCTCTATCTCGAAATTGGTATGAGTGTCGACCCCAATCTCAGAAAACTCTTTCGGACGGTAGGTGCCAAGGTGGCTAAACTCTATCTCGGCAACATTCTGAACATCGACATCGAGACACCCATGTTCTACGGAGGCATGCACTTCTCCCATCACATAATCGGAGAAATAGATGAAATCTGGGTATCTCCGCACTATAAACAGCACCAAGAATACGCGGCTGTTATCAATCAGGTAGAGCCCGTGCCCAAGTCCATGAAGATTGCACCCTACGTCTGGGACCCCTGTGTTCTCACCCTCGACGGGGCAAGAAATCTGCGGTGGCGCCCTAGACAGGCCGGTGAAGTTGAGACGCTCATTATTCTGGAGCCGAACATCAGTTTCCAGAAGGCTGCTCTGTTGCCGATTATCATTGCCGAACACAACTACCGCCAAAATAAGCGCCCCCTACAAGTCATCGTGGGAAATGGCGACCGTTTCATGAAGAATCCATTTTTCATCGAGACCATTTTCAATAATCTTGAGTTGGTCAAGGACGATAAGATTAAATTCAGTGGCCGCCACGATATTCCTTCGATTATGAGTGACTATCCACATGCGACCGCTATTTGCCATCAGTGGAACAATCAATATAATTATATGACCTTGGAATATCTGATATCCGGATTCCCCGTTGTGCACAATGCACCCGACTGGCACGATGCCGGCTATTATTATGAGGGCCATAGCGTAAAAGAGGGACTCATGGCTTTACAGAGGGCGCGACAATTCCATGCATCTAGCCAGGAACAATATAGATCGGGTGCAGAGGCTCTGCGGTGGCGGCATTCGCCCTATAATCCGGATGTCCAGAAAGCATGGGAGGCCCTATTGGCATAAGTGCCATACGTGGTATAAGTGCCATACGTGGTATAAGTGCCATAAAAATTGCAAAATATGCTAGCATCCATGATATACTACTACGAAATGGACTGTCTACGCCGCGTATTTAGTAACAACCGCGAGAGTGAGAGTAAGAGTGAGATCGGTGACTTCGTCGCTGCCGGCTGCTTATTTACCGATGGCGCACATGTTCTTGCCGGCTATCAGCCCCAGAAAACGGTGCCAGGAATCAGCGGCCTCGGAGGAAAACGTCTATTCGGTGAACCCTATTTCCACACAGCACTTCGGGAAACCCTAGAAGAACTATTCGACGTCACCGTAAACTCGGGCCTCTTGATCCTCTTAGAGGCCACAATGAAACCGAACCAAGTCATTGTCAATGGCACATATGTTCTTCTGCAATTCTCATTCGACGATCTCCGCAGCCTCTTAGAATACGCTAGCACGTATTGTAACAGGACGCCCCTCTACGAGACAATGCCGCTTAGCATCAATGATCTCATATTCAATCGCAAGTATACATCTGACTCTGAAATTAGCCATCTCTGCCTACTGCCATTTATAAAGGGTGTTTCCATCCACAATGATCTAACTTCAGATATCCAAGGTCTAAAAGACTCTTCCGTTTGAATCCTAGAATTATGCGTGCCGGGATAACTGTGGATCTCCGACATTCGATGTTCAGCGCAGGCCACACAAATGCATGCCTTTCTGTGGCCACATCCCTTCGGGCCATGAATTTCGATGTCGTTCTCATATACAAGGATGGCGACAAGGACTGGTGGGAGGATGTGGGAGAGTTGAAGGCCGCTGCCCCGCCGCGCTGCAGCCTGCCCGAACTACTCGCATCGGAAAATGACCCCCTTGATTTAGTCGTCGAGGTTGCCTTCCACTTGAAGCCAGAGGAGCGACGCAAAGCAGCAAAGAAATGTGTGTGGTATAATCGGAAGCCCGGCCTTTTTACTGATCTTGAGACAACAGTCTACTGTAACAAGCCCGAGGGGCGGAATCTGGTCGGGATAGATCAGATTTGGGCTGCAGACATTTTTAATACGCAGGAGGATTTGGAATATCTCCACTCTCTCTACCCGCAAATCTCCCTTCTTCCTATCCCGTGGATTTGGACACCTGAAATCGTCGAGGCCCACAGAAAGCAGACACAGGCGCCTACTTGGCCGCAAGTGTATAATCTAGTGCCGAAAGAGGCACCATGGAGCCTACATATAACAGAGTCGAATATATCGAATACGTCGTCTTGCACCCTACCCCTTGTCATTACTCGCCATTTATACAATACTCGGAAGTCACCCATAAACAATGTCACTGTTCATAATGCAGAGGCTCTCAAGGCGAGTCAATTCTTCAATGAGAATGTCCTAAAACACACGCAGGTGGCCGATATAAGTTACAATCTAATTGGTCGCCAAAGAGTTATTGACTGGGTTCATGACCCTCACTCCGTCATTCTGAGCCATAGTCGCTTTTTGGATTTGAAGATGGCGAACTTGGAGGCCGTTTGGGTCGGTATACCGCTTGTTCACAACAGCGAGATTCTGAGATCGATAGGGAATGGGTTGGACCTCTTGTTTTATCCGAAAAACAGTGTAACGGGAGCGGCTAGTGCTCTAGAAAACGCAATTCATCAACCAACTAGTATAGGCTACGCGACGAGTATCGAGACACTTATGGAGGTTCGAAAGGAGATTGTATCCCGCTACCACCCGTTGAATAAGATGGCAGAGTGGACGGAGGCTGTTCAGTATCTGTTTTCTGAGCCTAGCCCTCGGGTTATGTCTGCACCTGCGGTTGTGGCTTCGCCTGCACCTGCGGTTGTGGCTTCGCCTGCACCTGCGGTTGTGGCTAAAACGAATGAGCACGAGTTCTCTGTCCTCTTCACCGATATGTGGGACAATTTCAACGAGGCCCACAACATGTTCACTCTTGCACTCGACACTGCGATCCAGAATACCGGAATGAAAGTGGTTGGTTACAGCCAAACTACTCTAGGAAGCAAGACGCCATCCTTGACCATATTCGGACCATTCGGTGATGCATGGAAGTCTCTCAACAAATCGTGGCCAAAGGTCCATTTCACCGGGGAAAATACACCACCCATCCAAGATCCAAGTGTAAAACTCAATATCGGCTACGAGTTGCCCTATATGTCCGATGACTCGTATCTCCGTATGCCCCTCTGGATGTTCGAGATCGACTGGTTCGGAGCAGATCTCGCCAAGATCCAGAATCCCCTCCCCCTTCCCATTGACGTCTGCACGAGGGCCAACCCTGGTGACTACGATAATCGGTCCAAGTTCTGCGCATTCGTTGTGACAAATCCGAAGAACCCTGTGCGCAACGAGGCCTTCAGTATAATCAACAAATACAAGGGTGTCGACAGCGCTGGTCGCCTGTTCAACAATGTCGGCGACGCGATTTTCGCCGGCCTCGGCGGCGGCGGTGGAGAACACAAGAAGCACGCCTTTCTCAAGAACTATCGCTTTCACATATGCTACGAGAATGAGTCGAGCCCGGGCTATACTACCGAAAAACTCCTGCACGCCAAGGCTGCCGGATGTGTGCCTATTTATTGGGGTGACCCCCACGTCTGCCGCGATTTCAACGAGAAGGGCTTTATCAATGCTAGCAAGTGCAGCACAAACGAAGAACTCGTAAAACTCGTTGATGATATAGAATCGAATAGCGAGAAGTGGCGAGAGTTGGCGTCCGTCCCAGCCCTCAGCGGATATATGCGGGACCTCGTGCGCCGCACGTTCTCCGAGATGGTGCGGCGGTTTTTGATACTAGGCGGCCGTGACCACCTGGTCGCCGGACTACCACCACTCCTGGGTGCCAAGACGTCTGAAGAGGCCGAGGCTCTTCGGTTATCGAGGTCACCGAAGGTGTCTAAAGCCCTCGATAAACAACCAATCTTTGTCACTGCCGCCACTCTGCGCTTCTGGCCCTATGTCATATCATGGCTCGATTCTATTGCAGCACACAGAATGGCCGCACGTGTCTACGTGGGCGCAGATGTGTCCGATTCGAACGTGGCTATAGCAAGCGAAACATACAAGGGTGTCGCTGAATTCATACGTCTTCCTACGGAAACGCCGGTGGGCTTCGATGATTTCTGGGACCCCAAACACTACGGCTGGAAACTCTGGGTCTATAAAGCCGTAGTGGAAGAAGAGGCGTTGCAGGGTAGACTCGTTGTGTATATGGATGCAGGGTCTGTGCTCTTACGCTGGCCCTCCGAGTGGCTGGCAGCGGCTAACGAGAACGGTGTCAGCCTGCTTGAGGACCCTCGACAGAAGAATAAGTATTGGTGTCACGACACTTTCTGCCGTGTTCTCCAAGTGACGGAGGAGGAGAAAGAGTCTCAGCAGATTATCGCTGGTATCTCTGCCTTCGTGGCCGGTGATCCTAGGGCAGTCAAACTCTTCCTGGACGCCTATGTATTGGCAGAGAATCGCGATGTTCTCGTCGGTGAGAAATGGATCGGATTTTATGCGGACGGTAAGCCCAAGGGTCATCGCCACGACCAAAGTATCCTGAGTATCCTGAGCCAGCGCCAAGGAATTCATCGGTTCCCCCTCGACAAAGTCTACGGCGACCTATCGGCGCGCACCACATTCCATGCGGGCCAATGCATCTATGTGCATCGCGGCAACTTTAAGACCCATGTTCCTCTCTTGGAGGGCATCGACGATGCATTCGTCATCAACCTGGATCGTCGACAGGACAGACGTGAAGCCTTCCTCGAACACCATCCAGATCTGAAGGGTCATGTGAGACGCCTCCCCGCCTACGATGGCCTCAAATTACAACTCGGCCCTTCGCTATCACGCCTCTTCCGACCCAATGACTTTTTCTGGAAAAAGGCGGTAATGGGCTGTGCTCTCAGCCATTTGAAACTGTGGACCATGTTGCTCAGTGAGCCGGCCGAGATGCAGACGTTTTTGATAATGGAGGATGATGCTCGCCTGGCAGTAGGATGGCGAAATGCATGGAATAAGGCGTATAAGAGTTTGCCGGATGACTGGGATTGCGTCTATCTGGGCGGCGTCCTTCCTCCAAATCGCGAGGGCTTCTACCAGACTCTCGAGCGTGTTGCACCGGGGCTAGCAAGAGTTGCGCCGAACACTATATTCGGGCAGAAGGAGCCTACGCGCTATTTCCATTTCTGTGCCTACGCCTACGTCTTGTCGAGGAGAGGTGCAAAGAAGATCTTGGATTCGATTGGCGATCACGGCGGATACTGGACGAGTGCAGACCATATGATATGTAATCCGGTTGATAAGATAAACTTGTTTGTTCTAGACCCAATGGTCGCTGGGGCATCTCAAGATGACGACCCGGCGTATAAGTCGGCGCAATTCAACAATTTCAGTCGCATTGATGCATTTGACAGTGACTTGTGGAACAATGACGAGAGGTTTAGCGTTCAGGAAATACAGGCGAATCTTGAGAAGGGTATGCCTCTTATTGTTGGCAGCGCACTTGCAGAAGTGGATGCGGCATTCTTGCCTAGTCCAGTGCCCCAAGAGGCGCCAAAGGCACCAGAGGCGCCAAAGGCACCAGAACTACTCATAACCCTCTCTACCATTATTACGTCCCCAGAGTATAAGATGGGCACCCATTTCCTAACCCTCGACCTCTGCAATATCACATTTTCAACTCTATACGAGGCCAATTGGCTCCAGGACTTATTCCAAGAAACCAAACTAGAAATCGAGCAAGTCAGTGGAACTGACACGCTAGAAAACTATGAATACCCGGTTCTCCTAGTCTCGAGACCCCTCTGGAAAGAGCAGATTGACTGGATTCAAGCGCTCGCGGCAACTGGTCGCAAATTTAAAGTCATACACCTCGCCGATGAGTATTCCAACGACCCCATTGATTTCTATTCCTTACCCTGCATAACTGGCATCTTACGCTTCTATCCTCGCGCAGATATACCGGCCGATGTCGCATCCAAGGTGATGGACATCCCTCTGGGCTACAGGTGGCGGTTCACGGGAGATCGCGAAAATCTACTCGTTTCATCGCCCAATCTCCCCTTCCGAAACCAGATGTGGTCGTTCGCAGGCACAGACTGGCAAAATCGTTCCCAGGATATGGCGCCCCTCGAGGTAATACAAGATCACGTAACGAAATGGTTTTCCGAATGGAATGACACGAATCAGTTGAAGGAGACAGACTATATCAGCCTAATGCTCGACAGCAAATTCATACCGTGTCCGAGAGGAATGAACGTGGAGACTTTCCGGTTCTACGAGGCACTCGACTGTGGGTGTATACCGCTCTTTCTTAACAGGGAGGAAAATGGGCCGTGGCTCAAACTATTCCAGGCGGAAATACCTTTTATAAATCTACAGGATTGGTCTGATGTGGCGGCGACCATGCAATATTTCAGGGAAAACCCCTCACAAATGGAGAGTTATCGCACGGTCCTCCTTTCCGCGTGGATGAATTACAAGAAGTGTCTGAGGCAGCGGGTGAAGCAATGGTTCAGTAAAAATTGATATATTTGTTTGCGCCACGGTAGGTAAATGAAGCAGAGTGACCTCAAACTACTCGATCAGATTATCAGCAATAGCCGAACAGTGAATTTGCGCTACGCACATTTCGCCAGTATACATGTGGCCACCTTGATCAAACGGGGCAAGATAATAGCCCAAGCGACGAATGGGTTCGGATCGCGCAGCCGTGGCTCCGGCTATTCTTCGGCGAGTATACATGCTGAGAAGAATGTGATTAAGCAACTGGGAAATATACATGAGATTTGCGGATCCGATATGTATATAGTGCGCATCTCCAGAGATCCGAAGTTGGATGGGGTCGACCAATTCGTAAAGTCGAACCCGTGTCGCCAGTGTCTGCCATTCTTGCACAAGTGTTTTCGCGAATACGGGTTGAAGAATGTCTTTTATGTCTGATGCGCTTCAGGTTGGGAGCCCGATTTTTTTGAACATGCTATAAAAAGAAAGAGATGCCAGAGCCACAGGCACAAGAGAGACCACAGGAGAAGCCGCGATGGATGCCAATTGGCAAGTATCGCAATGTTCCACTTCCTCTCCGACCGATTCCGCCCCCAGTGAAACGGGTTCCGTGGGAGCAAATTAAGGAGTCTCTGTATGCCAAGAAGACGCCAACAAAACCCTAGACTCCACGAATGGTAACCACCTCCGGAAACCTCGTCGAGCAAGTCTGAAGCCAAGTAAGTGGGTCAAGAGCCGGGCACTGGAATCCGCGTTCCGTTATCAAGGTATAAATCCACTCTGCCGGATTCGACTTCAATTGAACCATCTGAATCCACCTCTCCGTTGATAGTCGAAGAGATGACGTCAGAAATTCTAGATGTTCGTCGACCAGACTCTCCCGGATGTCTTCGCTCCATAGCAAAAATACTATGAGCATAAACACGTCACGCCCGACTCTCGGGCACGCGTCAAATGATGATAGGACGTCATCACCGGCCTGGATCCATGGTATCTTCCCCGGCCCCAAGCAAGCGAATCCGTAATCTACGAGCACCACTGTAGGTGACGAGTGGATTGCGATATCTAGACCCTTCCATGCGACTGTGTGCGACTTTACATCGTCTGTCTTTATAAGAAGGTTGCTGGGTTTGAGATCACGATGATTAAACCCAATTACCCCATCAAGGACGAGGCAACACATGGCTACTTGGCCGATTATTCTTAGAAGGTGTATACCGTTTGTCGCTGACTTCATACGCCAGGTTGGTATAGTCTTCAGATAAGTGTCGAGGATGGGAGCCTTATAAATGGGGGCCATAGAGAACCAGACTTTCTTGGAATACGTAAAGATGTCAAAGACTGGGGGGCAGTGGTCTCCGAGCCCGGCTGCACGAAGTGTCCTGTAACAGAGCCATTGTATAACGGCTTCCTGCTTTGAATGGCGCTGTGAAGACGGGCATTTTACGAGACAATCCTTGGGTCTAGCCTGTCCCGGGAATGTTTTCTTGGCCCATGCTAATTTGCCCATTGTGGAATCAATGAAAGTTGGCTCGATTTCCATAATCGCAAGGACTGTACCTACGTGCGTTCGTAGAAGGCTGTCCGATTCCAAGAACGCGCATTTGGCATTGGGAACACTCGATACTGTATCAAGTGTGCCCCGCCAGTCTAGACCGATTTCATTGGCGTCATACATCCAGGTATGATGTCAATTGCTAATGAGGGGGTAGAGTTATTGTAGTTACTTTCTGCGTCTAGATTTTGAGCCGCGTTTGCGGGTTGCTCTTGATTTCGACTTGGATTTTGATTTGGATCGCTTCTTTCTTGAGCCGCCGCGTCTGTTGAATCTGACGCGCCCTTCTAACGCACCGTGACCCGGCACAAGTTGTCTTGGATGCTCCATATTTTTAGCAGTTGGTGGTAAAACACTTGTATACCCTCTTTCACGATGACTGTAGAAATAATAGTTGTTATTTTTTGTATCGCGTGTTCTTCCTAGTTCTGGTAATTTTAAAGTATCCACTGCCACTACCCATCCAGGCGTATCATCCGTATCAGCCACACCATTTTCTACTAGTTCAGTTGCTCGCAATATGAGTTCATCTTTAAAGATTTCATTTCCAACGGCATTTATTTCAGCCATTTGCTGTTTTGAAAATGTGGGTTGCGGAGGACTTTCGGCGGTGCCCTGATTCACTTCTGCCAATCGTGTAGCAGTCTGTGCTAATTCACGCGCTTTACCGGGAGGAGCAGATGGACCAGCCATTAGAACCCCTCTAGCCGCGCCTTCCGCACCTATTAATGTGGTCTCATGATTGCTATGTAGACCATCTACATCCGTCTGGGCTGATGCCCCAGCCGCCGCCGCGGCCTGTTCTGGAAGGTTTGCCCCAACACGTCTTGCTGCCGCTGCTGCTGTTATCGATGCTTCTACAGGGGTTGGATGGCCTGCGCTAGTCTTCTTAAGAAGATCGTTGACAGCAGTCTGTCCCGCTT